CCTTTAGACTGATTAATTCTTCGTTGTGAGTTCTTGCCATTGTCGTTTAAGCATTTGCAAGACTTTAGCAAGACACACCCACCAATCCAAAGTTTGTAAATGCAATTAATATTATGCAGTTTGTTTATCAAACTATTGTGTTTTAATAAAGTTATTTGTTAAAAGTCTTTTGTATATCCGAATACCAGTCTTTATAAAACTTTTGAACATCTTTTAAATACGTTTCGTAGTTTTGTTTTAGTTCTTCGTATGTCGGTAGTTTAAATGTAAACATTTTATTCTCCTATTTAGTTTTAGGATATATATGTTGCGTTGCAACAAAAATCAAGACTACTTGATGTTTAAATGTATTTTAATTGATTCTATGAAATCGTTAATTGCTAGTTCGTATTTCCAACCAAGAAACACTCCAATTATTAAACCTATTATTAATGTAATCATTTAACCTTATTAAAGTATTCTATACATTCTGCAATAGTTTGTTGTCTAATGTATTCATCTCTTATTTCTTGTGATGTAGGTTGTGGCAAAGGAGAATCCCATCTGTCTATAATAAACTCACCAGCAGAAGTAAGATCATAACTTGCGTCAGGTGCTAAAGATTTCATTACAGTATTAATACCCCAAGCAAAACCATTTTCATTAGTGTATCTTTTTATGGTTGCTTCAATAGATAGTTTTCTTACTGTCATAATACAAGTTCAGTTAAGTTTTTGTTATTTCCGACTGTTCCTTTTATAAATACGTTAAAAGCTAAACTTATTCTAGTATTGTCTCCTTGTTTCGTTTCTACCATGTGAGTTAATGATGATGGAAATAGTATTACATCTCCAGTTTTTACAGGAAACCACCAAGATTCTGAGTTCCATATATTCCAATCTTTAATTTCTAGTTTAATTGTTTTATAATTATCATTAAAAAATTTAATCTTATCATGTTCTTTGTGGCAGTTAATATAAAATACTCCTGATACTAACGAATTAGGGTGTGCGTGTTTATGATGATATTGATTTGTTTCTGTATAGTTTAGCCAAGATTGAGTAATATAAGGTGTAATACTGTTAGCTGGTAAAATAACTTTATCAAAATAATCTTGTACTTTTAAATCTAATTCCTTTTTAATATTAGCAAAAGGTTTTTCATTAAGAATATAGTTATTGTTTGATGTAATGTTTCCATCATTTTTATAGAAATTCTTTTTATTTTTATCTACAAATTTTAATTCTAATGGTGTTAATTTTTTGTCTAATTTTGAAATGTAAATTGGTGTTGGGAATATCCCATTTATTGATGCTTCCATTATTCCTTCCTTTTTTAAACTACTATATTAAATCCCAAGCTAAAGTCAATTCGTTCCAAGTGTACTTTTCATTATCTGTTGGATAAGCAACTGGTGCGTTCCAAAGACAAGTATTTTCATTTAATATCCAAGAGTTAAAAGGTTTCTTAGGAATAAAAGCATCTCTATCTTCATCATAAGTATAACCTATTCCTGCATGGTTTTTTCTAAAAGGTGTTCCATTATTATCATGAACTCCACCATGAGTATTATAAGATGTTTGCTTCCATACTGGATAACCAGTAAGTTTAGTTAAAAAATCTATACCAATAGATTCTTGTTCAACTCCATTACTGTCATGTAAAACTTCGTTCACTACTGAAAGAACTTCTATTACTTTTGAATTTAATCCTATTTTTGCGAATGATGCCATTATGTTGTGTAACTCCCACTTCCGTTAAATTGCATTATTGTATTACTACCAGATGTTGTAACTGTTGGAGAACCAGTTGTAGTAGAAGAATAATTAGCAGTTGGTACACTTAATATAACTACACCTTTTCCACCAGCACCTCCACTACCTCCTGGTGCAGAAGAATAACCACCACCACCTCCACCTCCACCAGTATTTGCTGTTCCTGAAGAACCAGTAGTATTGTTATTTGTTCCATTTCCTCCACCATTTGAACCAGTACCAGCAGTTCCTCCTTCAGCACCTCCTCCACCTCCTCCTGCTCTTGTAACTGAAGAACCTGTTATAGAAGAAGCTGTACCAGCACCACCATTTCCACCTGTTGTGCTTGTTCCATTAACACCAACAGCACCTGCACCACCTCCACCACCTGCACCATAACTTGGTCCAGCATTAGTACCATTACCACCATTATTACCTTGACTTGGTGATGTGCTTGGTGTGTTTCCAAGACCACCTGGATTGAGATCTGCACCACCACCACCAGAACCACCATTTAAACCAATAGGATTACCACCTGGTGATGTACTTCCACCACCACCACCACCAGCAGAAGTAATTGTTGTTAAACCTGTTCCTGAAATTGAAGAATCTGAACCATTAGTGCCTTGACTAGCAGTTCCACCAGATCCTCCATCTCCTACTGTTACTGTAATTGATGTTCCTATTGTAACTGATTGAGTTGATGTTCTATATCCTCCTGCACCACCAGCACCAGCAACTCTAATACCACCACCTCCTCCACCAGCAATTACTAAAAAATCTACTGAATAAGGTGTTGGTGATAAAGCATCTGTTCCTTCATTAATTCCTGATGTTGCTAACCAACCTTGTGTTGAATCTATATAAACTAATAATACACCTTCTCTTTCACCAGATAATTGTAAATTGTCTGTTGCACCTTCTATTTTATTTCCATTAGGAGAAATAGTAAGTGCATTGGTATCAAAAGTTCCTGCGTAATCTACTACTGCTACTTGTTGTCCAGCAGTTGGTGTTGCAGGTAAAGTTACTGTAAAAGCAGAAGATGTTGTATTACAAAAATATCCTTCTCCAGCAACAGCAGTAAAACCAGAAGTCTTAACTGAAGATTGCCAAGCAATACCAGAAGCAGGAGTTGCGAATGATAATACACCAGAACCATTTGTTGTTAATACTTGTCCATTAGTTCCATCAGTTGCAGGTAAAGTAAAAGTTAAATCTGCACTAACACTAGCTGGTGCTTTTAATGCTACATAGTTAGTTCCATTAGCAGTCGTTTCTCTAAAACGAATTTCTTTTTGATTATCTATAATTAAATTTACTGTTGTTGTATTTGCTGAATCTGAAAGTGTTAAAACTGTACCTGTTGCAGTAGTTGATAGTCCAGTAATTGATACTGTTGAATCTAACCAGTTTACTGTGTTAGCTGAATGGTCAATAGTTGCTAAAGATATATCATCAGCACCATCATAATATTTTAAAGTTGGAGAAGTTGCAGTTGTTGTGTCTAACCAAAGCTGACCAGCGACAGCACCAGTTGGTCTTGATGTTCCTGAATTTGTTGTTTGAATTGCCGATAATGCGTTATTTAAATCTGTTCTAAATGCAGGAAAACCCTGATTTGCTATGTTATAATCGTGTTGTGCCATATTCTATCTAATATCCTTTAGCTAAATAATCAAAAGTTTTAGTAACTCCTGAATTGCCACTATTTTTAAATGCAACATCAAAACCATTAACAGTTTTATTTGAAATTGTAAAGAAATCTCCTGTGTTTAATCCTTGTGCTGTTATTCCAACTGCATAAGAATTAGAATAAAAAGGTAAAGTAAATACAACATTATAAGTTCCTGTTCCTGAAACAATATCATTACCACTAAATATTCTATCTGGCATATCTATACTTACTGACAAAGCACTAATAACTGGAGTTGATGATAAATCAAATGATCTTAAAGTTACTTTAAATTTATAATATCTAGCTGTGTAATCGCCAACAACAAAGTTTCTAAATGAAGTATAAGTTATATTGTCATTAGATAAAGCAATCTCAATATGAGCATTAGAATTAGCAGGAGTATCTCCGTCAAAGTTAGATTGTGCATCATCAAAATCTCCAGTTCTTGCATCAAATAAATCATCTAAGTTATCTGATGTTTGTGTAATAGAAGCAGTTACTCTTGAAGTATAAACTGCACCTATGTCTATTGGAGTTGAAAATAAATAAGTTCCTTCAGAATATAAGTCATAAGCAGTTACACCAGAATCAAAGAATGATGTTGCATCATCAAAGTCGC